ATACCGTCATCATCTTTATCATAACTTGCAAATAATTTTATGAATTTTTTATTTTTTTCATACAACCAGCCTTCATTAACAGGATATGATAGTCTCATTTTATCAAATTCTTTCTCGGTAGCCCAGCCCGAATCGCTAACACAATCAATCCACTCTACCCGCACCTTCTGATAAGGTATGTCGAGGGCAGTATCTGCAATCATGGCTTTTCTTCTTTTCCTAGGCATGGCCTCTTATAGCATATAGGGATTTAAAAACTTTAAAAAATTTTAAAATAATTGACTCGCGTGCGCGTAGGGCATCTGTAAGTACAAAATAATCTGTCCACCTAAACATGATTTGTACCGTAATCTGTCCACCCTAAAGTCATATATACCAACACTTCTAGACCAAAAGTACAAAAGTACACTTTTTTTTGCTACTTTTTTTAAAAAATTTTTTAAAACTTTCTAGATCCCTATAGTACAGCTTTTTCTGTCTTATTTTTGCCATAATGTAGCCTCAATACCGCCATTTTATCTTCAGCGCTTGCGATTGCCTCCAAAAGCTTGTCTATTTCGCCAGTAATATCAAAATGCTCTGGTATCACTATCTCATGATCGTCAAAACATTTAATTTTATACTTAGCGTCAGCTATATCAGCCTGGTATCGAGCTATTAAGACTGTTCTTAACCTGTCGTTCATGTCTCCTCCTTCCTGAAAAACCCTCTGCTTGTCTCCAATCAGTTCTTTGTTTGAATCCTGTAGCCTGTTGTCTACACTCTTTGGCCTTTTCGTGTTGGCCATCACTTTCTAACCATTCAGAATGTAGTAATAATATTTCATTCATTACTGGTGAAGTCTTTCGCTTCAAGTCGTACATTTGCGTTCTCCTTTTCATCAAATTTAAGTTCATGATACATGTCCAATCTCTTCAAAAACTTATGTTTATATTGCCTTAATTCTGCCCCACTTATGACAAATTCTTGGTAGTATAGGTCAGGAGTACATATCATTATTACACCCTTCTCTATTGCAGACTCGTGAACATAGTCATGAGCCATGGCATATGCTGCTATCTGCAGATAATAATCTTCAATCCATTCTTTCTTTTTAGGTCTATTAGACTGTTTAAAATCAACTATTGCATCAACGCCATTGTGACTGCAAACCAGGTCAGTAGACCCAGCGTATAACCCAGGATAATACATCGTAACTTCCGACCCGTGATACTCTTCCACAGGTGCAAGACCGATCTCAATAACTTTTTCGGCCATGGCTTTCGCCTCTTGTCCGAGCCCTGTAAGATCATCGTACCCAGTGCCGAGTATATAATGCTCCAGGAATTTGTGCATACTAGTCCCTCGCTTACTAGATAAATTCTTGATTCGCTCTGCTTCTGCTTCTCCAACTTTGGCCTTCCAGTCTTTTAAAAATTGTTGATTTTTGGTTTTGCCTAATATCGTAGTTACACTCGGAAGTCTATAGCCAGCAACATCATAGATCCGTGATCCATGGTCCGAGAGCTGTGTACCTTGTATATAGTTGTATTTATTACTTTTCTTCATCGTCTTTCATTACTTCATTTATAATAAAATAAGCTATAAACCCACCAACGCTAATGGCTAACAAACCAATAGCCAACATTCCTATTCCATATCCAGGAGTCATTTATATTTCCTTATCGTTTTCAATACAGTCTCTAATCTTTTTTCAAGTTCATCATAACTTTTTACATCAGACTTCATAGCGTTAGCCCAGTCTTTTACAAAAGAAAAATTATCTACACTATTATCCGTTCTATCACCATTAACGTGATCAACTTGAACGTCATTACCTTTTACATTTATAATCTCATCAGTTAGTTTACATCTAGCAAATGGTGTCATGATTGGTGTACCATCATCATAATAATCTAGTTCACCGGTCCATTGATTAACTGCCTGCATCGTATCTTTTTCTTTTTTCATTCCAGGCCAAACTCTATCTAAACATTCAAATATTTTAGTTGTCTTATGTTTTAATCCCATTCTATCCTTTCTCGTCATTCTTTTACCTTTTCTACCATATAAAAAAGCTCTACCTTTTTTTCTAAGAAGAGATTCTTTATAAGGTTGCTTGTTATCTTTTCTACCATTCTCATAACAAAATCTCCAAAGTTTTCTCCATTCTTTTCTTCCGAGTCTTGACTTAACTTTCTCAGCAGCTCCTTCACTTAAATGATAGTTTATACTTCCTTTACTACAACCAATTTGAGCTGCTATCTGTCGATAAGATAAACCGTCTCCTCTCAATCTAAAAACATTTTCTTTAATTTGTTTTTTGATTGAGAGATTATTTCTCATTAGTTTATAGTGTGAGTATCACCGTCATCGTCATTAGCATCGCCAATGAGCTCAGAATCATCAACAGTCTCATAGAACTCTCCTTCACTATCACAATCCCAACACTGATGAACTTCACTTTTATCTCTGAAGTCATCAGATGGATTGCCATTTAAAGTTGCGACTCTAACGTAGCCATTCCCATGGCACGTATCACATATGTATCTTCTAACGCGACTTAATTTTAATTTTGCCATTTAACTTTCTCGCTTTCTCGTTTGCTATTACTTCAATTGTTTTAGATATACTCAAGTCGCCATCGGGCAATAATACCTTTGATAAGGCTTCTAAAATAGTATACGTTTTCTTCTGAAGCGAAACGTTTTTGTATTTACTCATATCAGTCATTAGTGTTTCCTTTCATTTTAAGTTTTATATATAATATATTTTATAGGATTGTCAATGAAGTTTATCTTAGGAATTTTACTTTGCTCACAAGTTACCGGTACTTGTATGCCTCCATACCAATGGCCAGAAAAATTTGATGATGGTTATGACTGCATGGTTGCAGGTTATGTCCAGGCTCTTGCAAAGATTGAAGAAATAGGACGTGATGAGGTAAACAATAATAAAATATATATAAAATTTGGTTGTTATCCAGAAGTTGCCGTTGAAAAAGGTGAACCAGCTTCATATCAAATCCCCTAATTTCCGTGCACGTACTCTTAGGGGACCAAAGGCTCCACACCTCCACAGTAATTGCTGCTTCGTAGGTTGCCGTAACAGGGACTAGCGCGAGGCTTTGTATGCGACGGAGGTCCTTTTCCTACCTCTGAATTCTATCTACATATACATCCATAAAAATCACCACTACCATCATTCATTACATGAGCATTGATAGGGTAGTCTGCATATGTTGTTAACTTTAATCTTAGTACATCACAAAGATCAAAGCAGGTTAAGCCATGATTTTTTATCAATACTAATCCTTCTATCATTGATTCTGTTATATTCTTTAAGTAATACAACCCGTCCGTCAAAATTATTATTTCCATAATACCACTCCCTTATTAATTTATACCAAAGATCTTTGTATTTAGGATCTTTGGTTTTGTTCCACATGACTGCTGCTTCGTCTATCTTTTGCATCTGCTGTGCCATATTTTTTTGTACCCCAGTTGATTATATTTTTTAATCCAGGTGCTTTTATTTCCATGTCAACACCATAAGATTTCCATGCTCTCTTCATTAGATTTAACTCTAATATAAAAACAGACCACTGTTTTTGTGATATGCCTTTTGGTTTTATAGTTATTATTTTTTCTTTCATACTTTCTATATAGGATCTTAATGGATATTTGTCAAGCTATTGTTTTCGACCTTGTCGATTATATGATTTTACTTGTCTTTTCTTATGTTTATTTAACGATTTTGTATGGCGTCTAGGTCTTTTACGAGGTTTTGGCCTCTCTATAAATGCTTTAAACTTCCTCGCCATCTCCGAAAAATTTATTTAATTTTGATTTTAAAGTATTAGGACTCAGTGCTGGTATGTAACTTATTTTACCGTTTACGTGTTGCTCCATATCTGCACCACAGTTTATACATCTGTAGAACTCTGGTGTTATTGCAACTAAAATTGTAGATTCACTACACGTTGGACAAACTCCATTGACTATCTCAGTCTGAAATCTTACGAATTTTTTTTCTGTCATAAACTTTCTTACTCTTTATCACTTTTTTCTTAAAATGTCTAAGTTGTCTAGCCACAGGATTGCGCTTCTTATTAGTCTTTTTCATTAGTCAAGTATTAGTGAAGTTATTTTCTTTTCTCCCATATATACTTCAATATTTGCTTTAGATTGTATGCATTTGTAGATAACTCTATCACCAGGACTTTTGTCCTTCATAGCATAACGCTTGGCCTTGAGACATTTTGATAACGACTCGTGATAACGGTGTTCTACTATCTTGTGGTCCACAATAAGTAACAGAGCAAAAACCATCTCAATCATTAGTGACCGTTACCATTTCTAATTAATTTTTCTACATCTTCTGTAAGTTTCTTTGTTCTTTCTTGTAAGAATTCTATATTAACCGCATTGTTTCTCATGCTTTTTACCTCTGCATCTATGTCCTCTAACAATCCTGCGATATGCTCCACTAACATGAAAAGCTCCGCCTCTCCACTTGATTGACCAAGTTCTCCACGCGGATATTTAATTCTAAATTCTGTGTTGTGTTCTAAATCTTTTTGCATCAACTCAATCTTTGTTGAGTGTGCATTTAGCGTCTCGTGTAAACCAAAATATGCCCAGGTTCCAATTGCAACGAGTGCTATCAATGAGGCTACCGTTTTCATCGGCATCTGCACAGCAGCTTGCTCAGAAATTTTTAATGGTTTATTACTCATTCGGTCCTATAAACTTGTCGCCCATTAGTTTTATTTCAGGATT